GGTTTTGATGGCGACAACAACGGCCCTCAAGCAGCTTTCCGCGCTTTGATGGTTGCCGGTGTGCCAATCTATCCTGACCCTTATTGCCCAGAAGGTACGGTTTACTTCCTCAACACCAACTACCTGTCGCTCTACATCCATGAGCAAGGTTCGTTCGTGTTTACCGGATTTGAATCCACTCTGCCCAACTGGCAAATTGGTTATGTCGGTGCGGTTTTGATGATTGCCGAGTTGGTGAACGTCAAGCCCAAGTCGATGACCAAGGTGACAGGTTACAACTATCTCTCGCTGTAAGGAGCATAGAACATGTCATTGTCTCTAAATAAAATCCTGCTGGCTAACGCATCGACCAACACGGCTGGTGCGTATCTGCAAGGTGTCACCATCAGCAGCATTGGTATCGGTAACGCTACCTTGATGAACGCTGGTACATCGTCCGCTCAGTTTGTTCCCGCTGGTGCATACATTCTTCCTCAAACCACGAACAACGTGACCATTGAGGTGAACGCATACACCGCTGCAAATGCAAACGCTTGGACAACGTACATTGCTGCTAACACCGGCGGTACTATCATCTCTGACGGCTGGAACGTGCGCGCAAACGCAACCACCGGCACTCAGTCGTTGACCTTGTACACCTCTAACGGCGGCAACAACGCGCCTGGTACTTACACAAGCTAAGGAATAAGCATGTCCAGCTCAGATTCAGTTGCACAAAATACAGCCGCTAACTTTGGCAACTATGCCATTGGTACGGCTATTGGCGTGTCGTTGAACGCTACTGGTAATGCTGTTGTCGCTATCCCAATTCTTAGCGGCGGTCTCACCGCTGGTGTAGCCGCTAATAGTTCGGGTCAAGTAATTGTGAGGCGTGTTACGGTGCAGAACCCTAGTGGTTCTGTAGCAACTGCCAACGTGTCAATCCTGACTTCTAATGATGGAAACGCCAGTAATGCGGTTGTTTCCACCACTCAGTTGTCTAACCTGACTGCGGCAAACAATTACCAAGATTTGACAATCGCATCTCCGTATAGCACTACGACAACATTGAACGGCTTTACAGTTCAAGCCTTGTTTGTAAAAGTTACAACGGCTGTTGCTAACGCAACCGTAGACATTCGCGTCTATGGTGACACTGTGAGTTTTTAATGGAAACAGTTATCGTAACCAACAAGACCGACATTGCACTCACTGATGGGTACAACGGCGTGTTCTATGAATTTCTTAGGGGTAAACCCGTAGAAGTCCCTGTGCATGTTGCAAAGCATGTGTTTGGTTACGGTGATGAAAACAAGGAACCGTATCTGGCTCGCTTGGGCTGGATACGTTCTCACTCGGATTTAGATTCTGGGATTGAACGGTTGAACAAGTTTGAAATAACTACTCAGCCAGCCCAACAAGACCGCTCCCTACCCTCGGCGGTTAGCGTAGTACCTCTGCGTGTTGAAAAACACGCGGGGGGAAAAGTTAATCAGAGGGCAGCATAAAATGGAAGCCACATGGCAACACTTTCTTCCTACATTACGGAAGTCCGGCGGCTTTTACACGATGCTAACGGGAACTTCTGGTCTGACGCTGAGTTAACGGACTACATCAATGAGTCTCGTAGCCGTGTAGTCAGGGACACTGGTTGCCTTCGCACGTTACAAATTACCCAAACACCTTTGTCTACAACAGGGGTTGTAGCTATACCTTGGTCTGCCAACCTTGCTGTAACAGCAGGACAGTTCATATTTAGCAACATTTTCATCTACGCAGTTACCGCTGACGGTACAACTGGTTCAACTCCCCCGCCTTACCCGGCATCTGGTAGCACATTCCCCCCGTCCACGCCTTTCACGGACGGCACAGCTACCCTGCAATACTCTAGCAATGCGGAAATCATTACCTATGCGGCAATGCCTAACGCTCAAAACACGCTAGATATTGTCAACGTCAATTTGTATTGGGGTAACAGCCGCATTCCGTTGCGCTATTTGCCGTGGTCAAACTTCAACGCCCAATTGCGCTATTGGCAGAACTATGTTGGTAGGCCAATTTGCTACAGCGTCTATGGTCAGGGGCAGATTTACATCTCTCCTGTGCCAGACCAAAGCTATTACATAGAATTGGACACGGTAGTATTGCCAACTGCTTTGGTGGCAACAGACCCCAGCGTCACAGACTCTATTGTTGCCCCATACACCACCCCTGTGGCGTTCTATGCGGCCTACAAAGCCAAGTACAAAGAACAAAGCTACGGTGAAGCTGAAATTTACAAACAAGAGTACGGCAAGCATGTTAATGCAGTGCTGAACTCGGTGTTTACACGGCGTATTCCAGACCCTTACTCTTCAGCGTACTAATCATGGCAGCGGCAGAACAAAAAAAGTCCTATGCTGTCGTTAAAAACTTCACTAGCCTAAACACAAAGGCTAACAGAACGGCAATCAAGGAAGATGAATTTGCATGGATTGAGAATGCCATGCCGATTGGTCACGCCAACATCAAGATTGTCCCGGCGCAGTCCAGCATCAAGGATATGAGCGGCAATGTGGTTGCGTTTGCCAATACTGTCAGCTACCTTACATCCGCAAACATTGATGTCAATGACTACATTCTTGCGTTTGAGTCTAACGGTGCGGCTCAATACGTCAAATTAGACAGCAGCGGTACTGCCAACATAGGTAACGTAACTTCAGCAGGAACGTTCTCTGCTTCTGGTGTGTCTGCCGCCCAATACAAAAACCAACGTGTCATTATTGGTGACCCTAGCAATGGTTTGTTTACTTGGGATGGTGCAAACCTATCTAGCATTGGCTCTGTAGGCATTATTGGCATCAGAAATGCTGGTAATGGCTATGTCACTACCCCTTCTGTCACGTTGTCTGCCCCACAAGAATTAACTGGCAACGTACAAGCAACTGCTGTAGCCACTATTGGCAATGTTGGTGGCAGCAATGTTATTACTAGCATTACTCTGACAAACGCTGGTCAAGGCTACACATCTCCACCTACCGTAACCGTTGCTGGAGGTAATGCTACTGTCAACGCTACGGCCCTAGCTTCCCTCATTACTTTCAAAACAGGCACAGTGTCTGTGGTGATGAACACATTAGGCACGGGTTATAACAATTCATCTAACATCACGGTGACTATTGGTGACGGCAGCGGATGGACAACACGGGCAACAGGCAATGCCATTGTCAGTGGTGGTCAGCTTACCCAAGTCATCATGTCCAATCCGGGGGCTGGCTACACATCTAATTCCAACGTCACGGTGCTGTTTACAGATAGCAGTTCTCCTGCTGGTTCTGGTGCTACTGCTACAGGCGTTATCAACACTGACCAAATAGTTGACGTTGCTACCTTTTCTGGAAGAACATGGGTGGCGGCTGGACGTACCGTGTATTACTCCGCTGCTGGTAGTTACAGTGACTTTACGTCTGTGTCTGCTGGTTCTTTCACCCTGACAGACTCTACGCTTCACGGAAACATTCAAGGTTTGTTATCTGCCAATAACTTTTTGTATGTTTTTGGTGATGACAGCATTAACGTGTTTTCGGACTTACGGGTTACTAGCACGGGCGCAACTCTATTTACCAACACCAACGTCAGCGCCAGCGTAGGTACAAAACGTATTTATTCTATCTTTCCGTATTTCCGTTCCGTTTTGTTTATGAATGACTACGGTATGTACGCTCTTGTTGGTTCTACCACCAGCAAGATTTCTGACCAGTTGGACGGTATTTTCCCGTATATTGACTTCACCAAGCCGGTGTCTGGCGGTCAGGTTCTGCTGAACAACATCCTGTGCGCGGCGTTTACCTTTACCTACAATGACCCGCTATCCTCGCCCCGGCAAATTCAGTGCGTCTTTTTTGAAAAAAAATGGTTTGTCACCAGCCAAGGTAGCCTGACCTACATTACGTCAGTCCCCCTGTCTGGCCTGATAAACCTGTACGGCACTACCGGCACAGACCTGTACCGGCTGTACGGCAATTCCACCGCAAGCATAGCCAGCAC